CTTTGCCATTTTTTGTAAATTAGAATTATAATTATCACTAAATACTTTATCTACAACACCATATCCATCTTGTTTTACGACTGTGCTTGAATCAACATTTTTATCGGTAAATTTAGAATATTTACTAATTAAAACGTCATTATCATATATATATTTTCCTTCTATAGCTAATCCATTTTCATCAACATTGGCATAATTAAACTCTTTTTTCCGAATAACTTCATTACTACTAATATTTGGATCATAAAAAAATTCATCAATATTAGTGCGAGTATCCGAAATTTCTTTATCTTCATATGTTTTAAAATAACAGGAACGAAATAATCCCCTCTCTAATGCACTTTTATTTATAATAATGGAATCATCTTGATTATATCCAGTATATGATGCTATAGCAACAATAGCATTAATACCTGTTGGTAATTTATCTACATGACAATATTTACTTATTCTAGTATTAACTAGTGGTTTTTGTGGATAAAATAATATGTTAGCCGATTGGTCCATTCTATTTCTAAAATTACTAGCATAAATACCAACTGTCTGTTTAGTTTGTCCTGTTCCATATACATTTCTAGGAGCTTGACTAGTATTAACATATGGTATTGTAAATCCCAATACACCAAGAATCATACTAGCATGTATTTCACAATGTGAATAATTTATTGTTTTCCTTAGTGTATTTATATTTGTACATAACATTAAATTTGTCATTTCGTCTGTATCTATAAATTCTATAACACCTCTGTCTTTTCTTAAATATTCTATTAAACTATCGGATTTAGATAATACCATATTATCCAAACATTCAAAGTTACAATTATAATAATCTAGTGATTTATTTTTTAATCCACCTATTAAATTACTCCAAACTATCTTATTTTCTTTTAAACTATCAGCTATTTGGTTTGTTATTAATAATTTATTATTTTCCATAATAAATAATGGTCTACAACATCTACCACCATCGGTTAAAATAGATAATTCTAATTGGACTATATCAAAATTAATAGATGTAAATACATTAATTATTCCATTTTGTCTTAATAATTTCAATATAGTTACTAATTTTAATGGATCCTCGTGAACCCCCAACCAATTACCATTAATAAATATTTTACATTTATCTTTAATTAAATGTGGTCTTAATGAATCTAATAATATTACATTTAATTGAATTAATAATTCAACAATTGGGGATGGGTCACAACCAAATGTAATATGACCCATTATAGTTAAATGTTTTTTAATACCAATATTACCACCATCAGGTGTTTCTACCGGACATATAATACCATATTGTGTTGGATGTAATTTACGTTGACCTATCATTATCATGTCACCTGGTGTATTTATGCGACGTAATTGTGATACTGAACCTAAATAGGATAGACGATTTAATGTTTGTATCAAGCCCTTTTTATTTAATATATTTCCAATTTTAAATGATTTCATAAAAGTTCCCTCAATGACATTAAAATTAAATATTTTTTTTATATTTAAATCTATAATATTTGTATAATTCTCATTTTGATATTGACTCGAATTAAACCTATATTCACTATCTATAGCTATTTTAGCGTCCCTCTGAAACTGTTTGTAACACTCTCTAAATAATGAAGCTAATAAAAATCCAGATAAATCAACCCTTTTAAATACAAAACTATCTCTATCAGTTTCTTTATATATCTTATAATATACGTGTAACAATTTATTTATAACATAACCTAAATAATAAGCTTTATGAATAAATACATTTCCAACATGTGGAAAAACGTCACTATTTAATATATCTATTAAATGACTAGAAGTATTACCAACAGTTAAATTTTTTAAATAATTTAATGCATCGTCCTGAGTATAAATAGGTCCAACATCTTCTATAGATGGTCTTAAAAATTCCATAAATAATATTGATTTTTTACTATCTAAATCATAACATATATATTCTAGTATTTCTTTATCACTTTCTATACCTAATGCTCTAAATAATATAAATAGCGGTATTTGGGATTTTATACTAGGTAATCTAACAGTAAAAATATTAGTCTTTTGATTTATGTTAACAACTGTAGTTCTAGCATATTTAAATGAATCATATGGAATAGATTTAATCTGCGCCGAATAACTATATAAATCGTCATTAGACGAAACAATATATAGTTTATTTTCAGCTTTCCTTTCGTGTGATACTATTACCTTTTCCTGACCATCTACAATAAAATATCCACCTTGGTCATATTGGCATTCCCCCATATTTTTCATTAAATCTTTAGAGATATTGTTCAATATACATATTTTTGATTGTAACATAATTGGTATTTTACCTATATTTATTTTCTCATAGTTTTTTGTAATTATAGTTGGTTCCTCACCACCAATCCTTAAAATATAATCTATTTCAATATCTACAAAAATATGTGACGCATATGTTAAATTTCTTAACCTAGCCTCATTTGGATACATCTGTTTTTTGAATTGTTCGTCATCTGTATCCTTAAAAATAACTGGCTTACCTAAATATACCTTTTCACCAGTCTTACCTCCATAAAATATTTGAATTTCATACTTATATTCTTTAGTTTCTTCGTTTAATTCTTTGTATAATATTTGAGGGTTATATTGACTAATAATTATAGGAATTTTATTACTTATAAAATCATTAAATGATTCTATATGATGATTAGTTAAATAATTAGAATTACTCTTAAAATATGAATCTATTACATCCCACGATTTTGAATCATAATTAAATTCCATTATAATATAGTTAAATATTATTTTATAATATTCAATACTTAAGTAAATTAATTAGATATATCAATAAAATAAAAAATTAAAGAAATAATAATTACTAAAATTCCAACATAAAACATGCGCCCCTTTATCATTAATATTTTTACCAACTCGTTAATATAATACACTAGCAATGTCTGATTTGTCGAGCAGTCATTTTTTTTATTAAATAATATAATTAAATCATTAATTATATCGGTAATTGTTTTGGAAAAATTTAATGCTATATTTTTACCATCTAAAATATTATTTTCAACTTCTAAATCTATATTTTTTAAATTATTACATAAATCATCTCCTATATTTTTATCATCTTTGGATTCTATTTTATCCAATATTTTAAATGCGCTAGAACATTTAGGTGTTTTTTTTATTTCAACATTTTTCTTCATTAAATTTTTATTTGTTAATTTATTTATATATTTAATTATGGTAGCTTTCAAATTATATTTTACAAAATATGGATTATTATTCCAATATAATTCATTTAAATTTACACTTTTTAATAAATTATATTCCCAATTATTATAATAATTTTCATTATTTATTCTTATTGGGTCAAATACTTCATAATAATTTAATAGAATTATTATACTATTTAAATCTTTCGCTATTTTCTTATTACAATGTTTATATCTATATAATTTTTCACGTAATTTTATACATTCATTATTATACATATTACATTGTTCTTTATCATTGCTTTCATAATCGTTATCAAGTAATTTATCATATTCCATTAGTTCCATTATTTCAAAATATTTATCATTAATAGTTTTCTCTTCTAAATAATAAATTAAACCATCATACTCATAACCATAACTTGTATTTAAGCCGGAAAATCCTATTTGTGATTGTGTTATATTATACGTCAATAAATTTCTATTAGAATTTAAATCACATAAACTATATATATTATGTTTATTAATAATTTCTATAACAAATTGCGTAGAAAATGTATAAACCATAATTAATTCGCAAAATGCATGTAATCTTTTATAATTATTATTATCGCAATTTAAATAATCAATAGTATTTTCTGTTTTACATGTTATATTTTCTAAAAAATTATTATACATGACATCATTATTTACATTTAATACTTTAGAACTTAAATCATATATATTTTTTATACAATAACTATTATCATCCAATAAACCATTTATATCTGCCACATATTTTTCTAAATATTCCTCATCTAATAAAGCATTTAATACTAATTGTATTTCATCATAATCAATACTATTTATTTTAATATTACACCTTTCATCATTACAATCTAATTTTATTTCAGAATTATTTGATGATTGACTAGTTAGATTTGATGATTGACTAGTTAGATTTGATGATTGACTAGTTAGATTTGTATTATTTTTAGTTAATATATATGCGTTACTATTGTCGGTATTATTTGGAATACTAATAAAGTTGTCTCCATTTAACTTGTGTATAAAAGTATTTTTTAAAGTTTCTGCGTCGGTTGAATCATATTCCCATATCTTTAATTTTGTGCGCTCCGTATTGGTATAAGTGAATAATATTTGTTTATATCCGTTTAAACTAAGATTCTTTAATATAACATTTCCATCTGTTAATTCAGTATTATGTTTAGTATTTGTATGTATATATGTTCCACCCGTTGACAATGATTTATTAAAAATGTTATATTTTGTATTATCTATTATCCAATTGTCAATATTAATAATATATTTATTTCCATTATTACTATGATAAGTACCCATATATTCTGAAAAATCAGGGGGTTTACTATTAGTTTGTTGTGAACTTGCTTCAAAAAATTCTATTTTATTATTATTTTTAAATTTTTCTAATTTTAAATTATAAATACTTAATATATAAATTATAAATATAAATAATACTACATGTTTATATTTTTTTTGTAAAATTAGCATAGTTATTAAACATAATGCTAGACTAAAAAATATTATTTTATTTACATGTAATAAATAAATAACTAATAATACACATAAATATATTATATCCATTATAAATATAATATATTTAACATAAAAATAAAAAACAAATAAAAACTAATTACACATTAATTATAGATTAATCATATATTAATTATAATGACATAAATTTGGTTATATGATATAATTTGGTTATAATTCTAGTTAAAATCTTTATGTGATAGTAAAATACGTCGACAACAATATCTAGTTAGACCCAATTTATCTAATATAATTGATTCTGGTGATTGAAATGTTTCATCAGCTGTAATATCAATTAAACTATCATCATCACTTTTTTTAATCTTTGCTAATTCTCGTTGATAAAATAACCATTTATCACTAATAATTTTTCCACAAGTAAAACATGAAATTGGGCACAACATTATAAATTATATTATATTTTTTTTTAATATGTTTTATTATATTTTATATAAATACTTTAATAAATCAATTTTATATTAAACAATTTAAAAAAATATTTATTTAATCTATATATGTTTAATAATTATAATTATCTTAGAAAAGATTTATATTCTATGTTTAATAATTTATTTTTCCCAAAACCTAAATCTGACTCAATAATAGAACCATTAACATGCTTGATACGTTTATCTATATTAGAATTTAAACAAATTGGAACTAAAATTAGTATTTATGAAAATAGAATTACGTATAATGACCCCAATATGTTTCAAGGTGCATTACGATGGTCAAATGGAGATAATCGTGAAGACATACATAATATTTATAATTCATTAATTAAAGCAACTGACTGGTTTGATATTAGTGAATCGCATATAAAAAATATTTTTATGTGCGCCATTAAAGGACTACAAAAATTAAAATTATCATATGACGAAAATAGTATTATAAGTCACTCTATAAGTCATTATATACAATTGCTACAAAATAAGGTTAATGGAGAATCATCGCATTCTATAGTAAGAAATACTAGAAATAGAACTAATAATAATGAACCAAATATAGATGCTAATAATGATAATAGTGAAAATACTATTTTTTTAAAATTAAAAGAATTATGGAATGAGCGTGAAATAAATATAATAAATAATATATTATTGGAATTAGAGGATAATCGAAAACAAAATAATTATGAATTGAAGCAAGAATCATTAATAGATGCTATTGAAATAATATTATTGCGTAAAGAAGAAGATTTAACTGATATTTTAAAAAAAACAACTACATTGCTAAAAAATGTATAATTTTTAATATTTATTATAAATATAATTATTTTATGTTTTAATTTTATATTTTATTTTATATTTTTATTTATATTAATATGAGCCATTTAAATTTATTAAATATTTCAAAGGAAATACAAAATATTAAAAATGTTCTTGAACAACTTAATTATAATTATAGTAACTTAAATACCAAATATAATAATATTAATACAAAAATACACGATTTAAATGAATTTAATAATTTAGATTTTGAAACAAGTTCCGATGAAATTAAAATAGAAATTAATGGTTTAAAAAATAAAATAGAAGAAATTAACCATTTAAATTATACTCAATCAAAAAATTATATAGATATTGAAAATCCTATATACAACTATTTAAAAAGTATTAATCTTAAAGAAATCTATATTTATAAATATATTTTTTTAAATTGCTCCATTATAGAAGATTTAATTCTACTAGAAAAAGATACATGTAAAAATATTGGGATACCTGATTATATTTATGATAGTGTCAAAAAAGAAGCCCAAAATTATATATATAATATTCATAAAAAAATACTATAAATCAATAAATGTTTTTAGTTGTGTTCCGTCGTTTGTTGTGTTTTATAGTTGTACTTCTTTTAAAATATTTGTAATTATTTCGTTTTCATTACGAATATATGTGTTAATATCATCCACATCATAATCTTCCAGTGATGTCACGTTGTTATCGTTTTCTGCGGTGGTTTGTTCTGCGGCGGATAGAGTAGTAATTTTATTATGCTGATTGTCATCATTGTATTTTGTTATTGTTTTTTTAAATAATTGTTCATCAAAAATAAATACCCTACCCCCCTCAAGACCTGTAATCCCATAGGGGTAGGGGCACTGTGATTTTATACATAGTTTTCTGAAATGACGACTAGTCAGTTCGTCTGTAAAATTTATATTAGTCATCATTTCATAATCTAATTTTTGTTCCCATTGTTCATAGGTTCCCATATTTTCATATTGCCAGTCTATAAGGCCGTTGTCTTTAAAGTTGAAAAATTTTTGATCATCCGTAAGCTCACCCTGCTGACCGCCCACAAATAGATTCCCATATTTTTTTTTAGAAATACGTTTCCCAAATCTTTTTTTAGAAATACGTTTCCCATATTTTTTTTTAGAAATACGTTTTCTTAAACTATTTTTTCTATATGTTTTTATATATGTTTTTCTAGATAGTTTTTTAACATTTTTACGCAATCGATTTAATCGTAAACTTTTTGGCATATAATATAATATAATATAATTAATTAATTAATTAATTAATTGTTGTAATCCGTTGAATGTATTTTGTTCTAATTTTATAGCATTATTATTTGATTTAATCAAATACACTGTTGGAACATTTGTAACTTTTAATTCTTTAGCCAGATTAATATTTGGTACATTATTAGCACTATTATCATTTAAATCTACATTAATACATTCTAAATTATTATTATATTTGTTATTTTCTTTAAATTTCGTCCATATTGGTAAAAATTGTATAGAATATGGACATGATGCTGTTCTAAATAAATATATTTTGTTTTTATTACTATTATTATTATCATAAAATTTTTCTGTTTTAATATAATAGTAACAACATCCAATCGCTGATAATAAAACTATAATTATCAGCAAAATTTCTAATCGTTTTCTAGATACACTCATACTACATTGTGGTTGTAATTTAGTTCTAACGGTAGATTTAATATTAATAGGTGTTTTTTTCATATAAATATTAGCAATATTATATTCTACTATTTATAATAATTTATATTCTAATATGAAAACTATAAAATATATAAAACATATAACACTATAAATATATAAAACTATAAAACTATAAAACTATAAAACTATAAAACATATATAATAACATATAAAGTATAAAATTGATTAAGAATTATCTATATAAATTTAGTATATTCACTCTAACAAATAATCTAATCATGGATTCTGGATGCTCAATTTGTCTAATCCCAGATACATCATCAACTTATAATTTAGAATGTAACCATAGTTTTTGTAATAAGTGTATTACACAATGGCTCTTAATAAATGATAATTGTCCATGTTGTCGAAAACAAATTATAGAAACTAATAGCGAAACGGATGAAAATGATGATACTTCCTACAATTTTTCAATTCTAATTGACGAATCAGTTCTTATGCCACCTGATATAGAAGAATCCGTTTCCGGTAGGGTAGAAGACATTATTAATATTCAATATTTTAGTCAGCATCCCAATTATAATTGGACGATAACTGAAAAACTAACAGATTGTTTTTGTACAACATATATTTCTAAACATAATTCATACTATAAACTTACTCTTAATTTATATCAAATTAATAATACACATTATGTACATATTGAAAATATAGTTCAAATACTAAAAAATAATAAAAAAGAAAATACAATTAAAAACCAAACACAAAAATGGAGATTCAAACAATCTAAAAATAGTAATAATAAATATAAATTATCAAAGCTTTATTAATATGCAATAATAATTAAATAGTATAATTTCATAAAATATTATGATTTAATAAAATATTTTTTATATTACTATTATATAGTAATGAGTAATGTAGTTGAAAATGTAGTTGAAAATGTAGTTGAAAATGTAGTTGAAAATGTAGTTGAAAATGTTAAAACACAACAATTAATTGATTTATTAGTTACTACTTATCCTAATTTCGATATTTCACATATAATATTAGTAGTTCCAGATTTAATAAAACATGTAGAATCATTTAAATCTTTATCTGGATTAGATAAAAAAAATATTGTTATAGATTTATTAAAACTACTGGTAGATAAGACTGATTTGCCTGGAGATGATGAATTACTAGATCCTATTCTTAAAAAATTAATTCCTAATTTAATAGATACATTAATTAAAGTTGATAATAAATCTATAAAATTAAAAAAAAAACAAAATTGTTTATCATATTTAAAAGTATTATATAGAAAAATTTTAAAATCTAAAAAGTAAAAAAATTATAATACATCATACTCTTCGAATAGTTCTAAATTATTTTGTAAATTATTATATTTTATAGGACATACCGGTTGAATTTCAGATTCTGGTTCTGGCTCTAAATCTGGTTCTGTCTCTAAATCTGGTTCTGTCTCTAAATCTGGTTCTGGTTCTGGCTCTAAATCTGGTTCTGGCTCTAAATCTGGTTCTGGTGATAGTTCGGGTTCATTGGATAATTCTTGTGTAAATATGTCTAATGGTTGTGTTGATTTGACTGATTCCAATGGATATTCTGGCTGGTCTATAAATTCATATTGAGTTAAATCTATAATATTTTGCGATTGTTTATTATTAATTTTTGATTTAATATAATGTTTAGCTTTATAAAACCATTTTTTTGTTTTTTCGTTAACTTCAATAATTGTAGTATTAAAAATATTTAAACAATATATAAATTTTTTAACACACATATAATAATTATTATACAATAAATATAAACTATTTTTAATAAAAATAAAATAAATTTAATATTTAATGGGAAATAGTTCATCCACACCAATAGACAGAAATATTATGACTAGTGAAATAACATTTCAATCTATACAGGACGAAGATGAAACTATGATTACATTTAGTTCATCTGATGTTAGTAGTCCTCAGAGCAATCCTAATTATAAGCAACTACATAAATATATAATAAATAATTTTTATAATCCATTAGAAACTACAATTAAAAATTATTTATTATATAACAATAGTCATAATAAAAATAATATAATTTTGGCTGATTTAGAAAAAAAAATTAAAATTCAAGAAAATGACCTTAAATCAAAGAATGAAGATAATGAAAAAATAAAAACTTCATTGGAATTTATTAAAGATGATTTAATACAAAAAGAAAAAGAAAAAATTATATTAATAATAGCACTTGTATTTTTAATTATTGGTATAATTATTTTAAGTATTATATTATTGAAATTAAATAATATAGATGTCATATTATATATTAATAACTATTTATCAAAAATAGTATTAATATTTAAGAACTATCGAAGTCGTCTTCCATTATAATATTCTTTTCTCTAAATGACAATCCATACCAAATTAATTTACTAGTTTTAGGATTACCAAATTTCTTTGTCATATTAACACGCACATCTTTTCTAGATGGACATTTATTATTTGCCCCATATGCTTGCCTAAACCATGCCTGATATACAATATAAACATCATCCAATTCAACCCCTTTCGACATAGAAGTTTCTTCCAATAATTTTTCACCAATAAATGATGAAAATGCATCACTTTCGCTTTTATATTCTTCAGTATGTCTTTTAACTTCTGGAGGTTCCTTCAATCCAGTTGTTTTATACTTTCTATAATAATTAATTAATACAAACATAAACGCCTCTGGCCACATCTTTAATTTATCATCTAATTCATCATCAATTTTAAACTCGTATTTTTCATTTGGATCAGGATTATCAACAAATTTTGAAGGAAAATCAACGACACTAATACGTCTCCATGTTCCTCTATCATCGGATGATACATTTGGTAAAGTATTACAAGTTAAAACCATTTTAAACTGTGGCTTAAATTCAACTGGGTCTTTATGTAATCCCCTAGCAATAATCTTATCACCACCAGTTAATTCCTTCATTAAACCCACATTTATTTCTTCATCTTTACTTGGTTCCTGTAAACACGCAAACCGTTTACCTTTTGTAGCAAATAATGCTGGTGTAGCTCCTTCAGCTCTTCCACGAGATTGTGTTAGCAATGAAACTGGTAATTTACAACAGTAATTTCCAAAAGCATTCTCAAATAATTCTATCAATTTCGATTTACCATTACCTCCACAACCAGTCCAAATATGAAATTTTTCATTTAAGTTACGACCAGTAAGAAAACTACCCAATAATGTTAATACATATTCTCTAACTGCTTTTTTAGGCAATACTTCTGAAACAAATTGTTTAACATTGTTAATATTTTCATCGTCTTCTTCTTCTTCACTATCATAATCTAAATAATTTATTTTAGTAGTATAACTAACAAAATCTTCTGGTAACCCATCTCTAAATTTTAATGTATCTAAATCATATATACCATTTTCAAATCCAATAATATTAAGATTGGAATCCAATTTTTCTTCAAATCTAAAACTATGAAACATTTCACTACATTCAGACATTACATTTTTTTTAAAACTAGTATTGCTCAATTTTTTTATAATTTTACCAACCGTATCCCCATCTTGCTCTGCTATTTTATGTTCACTTTGATTACCATTCATGCTAGCTTGTTGGGATTTATCCAATATTTTTTTCCTTAATTCCATATATTCATTTTTAACCTCATTCGATAATCTTTTTCTTAATTCAATTGATTCATCTATTTCAATCCACCGATGATTTTTAAATTGATACCATACATTTTTCCTAGAACTACAGCATACAAATTCATGTTTAAACATATGATACACTACCTTAGCAATATCATTTGCTTCTAATGATAATGAATCCATCATACATTTTCTTAAATTGGTTTTAGATATTTCATTAAACTTCACTAAATTATCTTCTCTACACCACATATATAATGTTCCTAATCCTAATCCATCATTATCCATAGATCTCCATTCTTTTTCACATTCATCATTAACATATTTATATGATTTTTTACTAAATTTCTCCCATGCGTCAAGTAATCTATAATCTATATTATGAAGACACCATCCCAGTCTTATCCACAAATCATATACATCTGCACGCCGTTCATTTAATAATTTAATGACCTCTTTAACAAATTGTAAATCTTCATCACATTCTAATGTATTTTTTTTTAATGGTGATTTTTTACGTTTATTAGTAAGACGTTTCTTTTTTTTATTTTGTTGGGCTCTAGGAATATTTTCATAATCATCATTTATTTTGTCAGCATTTTCTGCGCTATTAATTACATATTTACTAGTAATATTTCTAATACTAAGTAATTTTACCAATTGTAATTGTGAAAAATCATTTTCACATTCTATAATAGTATTGTCTTTAATATGAAATATATTAGTTAATTTGTATGTTTGATTATTTGGTTTACAACTTCCATACATTTGCCAGTTATTACGTTCTATAACACACAAATCAAACACCTCATCAGCACTATTAATATTATTAATAGATTCAAATAATTCTAAAATAACTGGATTATTAATTGTTAAATATCTTAGTAAATATTGTATTTTAGGTTCAGTTATTATATATGGAAACATAATATGAATGCCATCTTTAACAACATTTTTACCACTATTAAAATTTGGCGTTTCTTTTTCTAAAACAAACGCTTTTAAATAATCTTCATTGATATTTGGTAAATAAGTCTTAAGTAAACACACGTAATTTAAAATAAATTTTTTTAAAAAATCAAATGTGTATTGTCTTTCTTTAATGTGTTGCTCGTGGCGCAAATCTAAATCTATTAAAATTGGAGCCATTTCACAATGTTTTTCGGTTAAATGTGCTGTTTTACCATCTTCAAATACGTGCTTATTGTATAAATTGTAAAATAATTTTTGTTCATCATCATTTATACAATATGAACCTGGAAAACTATCTGGAGGAATACCTAATGCCGTATGTGTAAATTCATTTTCTGGTATCGTTTTATTTTTTCTCAAAAAATCTTTCAGATCCAGATATTTTTTTTTTTCCATTTTATAATACACAATAAATTTTTTTAAATAATTAATAAAAATTCAAATTCAATTTTATTTAAAATAATAAATGTAATTATTATACTATTATCTAGTATAAATATATTTTAATTTATCATCATGTTGTTAGATATATTTATATTAAATAATTTTTAAAATTGATTTAATACTTAAGTATAATTAATATTTATTAATTATTATGTCTAATACATTTTTACGCGAAAAAAGAATAAAAAATGATATTAAACATTTTATAACAGGTGGATATGATAGTCATGGAATTTATATTATTATTAATGACTCTGATATTACAAATGTAAAATGTCTTATTATTGGACCCGATGGTACGCCATATGAAAATGGATTTCATTTATTTGATGTTAACTTTCCAGTCAATTATCCATATTCTCCACCAACTGTAAAATATATTAGTCAACCACACGTTAGAGTTAATCCTAATTTATATTCTAATGGTAAGGTTTGTTTATCTATGTTAAATACATGGAATGGTCCATCGTGGGAACCCACATTGTCTTTAAGTAAAATATTAATTACCATACAATCAATCTTAAATGACAATCCGTTACAGAATGAACCTGGATTTGAAAATGTAGAATTAAATAACAATACTAATAATAATACTAAAGCTCTAAATTATAGAAATATTATTAAATATTTTAATATAGAATGTTCTGTATTAGATATTATTAATAAAATACCAATAGGATTTGAAGATTTCAAAGAAACTATAGATAAATATTTTATTAAAAATATTAATAAATATAAAAAATATATAGAAAACGAATTAAATTATGATACACCAACCATTTATTCAACGGTTTATAATATGCAAAAAAAAATAAATATTACCCATCTTAAAAATAC